TCCATATAATATAAAATGTCTGGTGGTATCGCCCAACTCGTCGCTGTCGGTGCTCAGGATGTGCACCTCGTCGGTCAGCCCGAAGTCAGCTTTTTCCGTTCTACCTACAAGCGCCACACGAACTTTTCCCAAACTGTCGAGCGTCAGGTCATTCAGGGCAACGTCTCGAACAACGGTATGTCCACCGTCCGCTTCGAGCGCAAGGGTGACATGCTCAACTACGTCTACCTCATGCCCATCGGTGTCGACGTTGATGGCGACCCCGTTGCGGACGCATACACCGATTGGACCACCGCCGTCTCCAAGGTGGAGCTTCTCATCGGTGGCCAGGTGATCGACGAGCAGGATTCCGTCTATTCGACCCTCATCGCCCCCACCCTCTCTGCCTCGCAGTCCTCCAAGTCTGTCGCGGGTGGTCTCTACACCGGCGCCGCTTCCGAGCGGTTCTACCCTCTCCGCTTCGCCTTCTGTGAGAACTGGCAGTCGGCCCTCCCCCTCATCTCCCTCCAGTACCACGATGTCGAGCTTCGTATCACTTGGGGTACCAACGCTGTCACGAGCAAGTGGGAGGTCTACGCCAACTACGCGTACCTCGATACCCAGGAGCGTGAGATGTTCGCTGCCCAGCCCCAAAACATGCTCGTCACCCAGGTCCAGAAGGCGGTCGCTTCCAGTTCCAAGATCCAAGAACTCAACTTCAACCATCCCGTGAAGTACCTCGCGGCGGCGAATTCTTCGGGCGTCACCATACTCGGTGACAAGAACAAGCTCAAGCTCCAGATCAACGGCACTGATGTCGCGGACTTCAAGTTTGCAAACCCCAACTTTACTTCGGTTCCCCTCTACTATCACACATCCCATGGAAACGCCACACCAGGTGCCAAACTGTTCACCTACCCCTTCTGCCTCGAGACGGGCAAGCTCCAGCCCACTGGCACTCTCAACTTTTCCCGCCTCGATTCGGCTCGCATCATCAACGAGAAGTCAAACTCCGCTGATGACATCTACGCTGTGAACTACAACGTCCTCCGTATCGAGAACGGTATGGGCGGACTTTTATATTCTAACTAAGTAATAAATGATCTGGAAGGTTGTCTTCTTCCTAGCCATCGTTTTTGTATTGACGTACGATCCTAAGTCCAGGACACTCGAGAAGTTTGTCGGTCAGCCCACGCCACCCACAGACAAATCGTGTGAACACGCGCATTACGAAGCCGTCCAATTTGCACAGACGCCCTACGAGTGTCCTCCCCCAGGGAGAGCTAAGATGGGTGCAATTGCTTAAAAAGAAAAAGACTTACAAGAATATATGATTCCCGTGAATCGTGACACCCTCATGATGATCGCTACCATCGTGTGTGCAGCTGGTATTATCTTCCTCTTCAAGGAGCTCAACAAGACCAAGGAGGAGTTGAACTCCTTCAAGAACTTCTCGGCTCAGGTCGTCAAGCATCTCAGTGCCCCCGAACCCACACCCGAACCAGAGACGAAGGAAGAGCCAAAGGAGGAAAAATCCGAGGAATAAACATATCGCCGTATTATAACTTGCGGATGCGCAATGAAAAAGTACAAAGCGATAGCGATCCCGGTTAGCTTCGCTGACGGGAAACCACGCTTCCTCACCGTGAGGGATTGGAGATTTAAGGATTGGATTTTTGTCACAGGTGGATGCAGACGAAGAGAAATTTTCAATCCTCTCCGATGTGCCCTTCGGGAGCTGGAGGAAGAGACGAGGGGTGTGGTTTCCCTTAAGAGTGGTGAATACACTGAATTTAAGTTTACAGTTAAAGAGAGTCCGACGGTGGATCTTGAGTACAACGTCTTTATATTCTTCGTGAACTTCACGAGAACTGAGCAGCAGACACAGGTTCGTAAGTTTTACGAAGAGAAACATAAAACAAATTTAAAAAAATTATTGAAACAACCCATTCGCAAAACATATGATGAAAATGATTACATGAGCTATGACACTCTCGAAGAATTTAACTCTCGTAAGCGCTGGAAACTCATCATAGATAATGTTATTAAGAATCCACAATTCTACTCATGTATAACTTCTTTGAATAGAAAAAACTTTTCTATAAAATAATGAAGTCTAAAGCTTACATTTTGATGCAAATCGGTCAACTTCTCGAGAAGAATCGGGGTTATTGTGAAGAGGAGGTGACCACGTGGGTCAAAGAAAATGAATCCAAAACCGTGTACGAGCTCCTCACCATAAAGAAGGAACTCTCTCAGGGAAAGGAATTTCCGGACGTCTCTTGTATGAGGTGGTTTAGAGATTAGAATTGTAATACATATATGTTTAAGAGCTGGTGTGCAGCTCAAAGATTTAACAATGCAACCAATCTATCACATGTGCTCATGGACGGTGGTGTCCTATCCGTGCCATTTGATAAATTGAACGAATTTCACGAGAAGTATGTAGACGCCGTTAAGAAGGGTGAGAGACTCTATGTCGTAGAACAGAAGAGTGAGGAGTATAATTTCTTCGTCGACATCGATTACAAAGATGAAAGTTCCCTCGACCTCGATGAGATCAAACACATATGTAAAGTCATATGTGACAAAGTGAAGCGATATGGGGGTCGAGACTGTCTCATATCTGTATCTCCACCCAAGAAATGTGGTGAGCTTACTAAGACGGGTGTGCATCTCAACTGGCCCGGGTTTGTCGTAGATCAATCTTCGGCGGTCGCTCTCAGGGAACACATTCTAGTAGCTCTTTCAAAGGCGAAGAAGAATGTTGATTGGAATGACATTATAGATGCAGCTGTATATGGCAATGTCGCCAGGAAGACGAAGGGTAGTGGGTTTCGTATGCCTTGGTCGTACAAGAGGGCTAAGCACACCACATGTGATGGTCAAGGGTGTTCGGAGTGTGAGAAGGGAAAGGTGGACCAGTTGGCGTATCTACCGGTGTTTGTCTATCGACACGGACCTCTGAGTACAATTTTACAGATTGGTCAAGAACCCAGTCTCGAGATCCTCAAGATGGCTATCGTACGCACGAATGAACCCCAGACGGTCCACGTGGAACCACCTTCGAATGTGGTCAAAGAGGGAACATTCACGGAGGCGCAGACGAAGGATGAGGTCCACGACGGTGAGGTGAGGGGCATGATTGAAGAATTCATCAGGTCTAATCTAGAAGGTCAATCCAATTCGTATGTACCAAAAATTTTCAAACGAAAGGACACCTACCTCGTTCAGTCGACCTCCAAGTATTGTGAAAACCTCAAGAGAGAACATGGATCGAATCATGTGTGGTTCATCATCAGCGGGAAAACGATTCTTCAAAAGTGCTTTTGTCTTTGTGAAACACTCAGGGGACGACGAGATGGATTCTGTAAGGACTTTTGTGGTCGTCGACACCAATTGACACCCATGATCGTCGATCGATTGTACCCCAAAAAAGAGGACGTCCAAAAGTGTCCGGAAATCAAGAAGAGAGTGGAGAAACCTCAGGTGAAGTGTGGTGATGTCAAAGAACCCCTCGAAGTTTTCATCAAGAAGCACATGTATGGCCCCGAAGATCTTCAGGTTTTGAAGGTTACCAAAGACAAGGCCAAACTTCTGGTACTCACAAATTCAAACTATTGTGAAACTATTGGGGGTATCCATGAAAATGTTACTATGTCTTATTCGATCAAGGGAAAGGAGATTGTACAAAAGTGTCCCACCTGTAAGAAGAGTAAGGCTAGAAAGCATTGTTTAACATCGAATGTTTTAAAGATACTTAAACAGAATTAGCTTATAGAACATAATGATCACTCGATCTGGGCGTAAGATAAAGAAACCCGAGCTCTTCCAGCCCACTGAAGAAGACCTCGTAGACGACTATGGTTCCGATGAACACGACTCTGATTTTGATTCTGACATAGACACCGAAGAAGAATGTTATTCGGATGAAAGTGAAGAGGGTGACGATAGTGATGCAGATGAAAATGGAAATCTTAGGGGTTTCATTGTAGATGATGAAAGTGAGTCAGAAGATGCTTAAAAAAAACAAAAACTATATTAGAAAATGGAGACTGATATAGGCAACCCCATCGAATACAATCCAACTCTAGATCCTTTAAATAATGAGAATAATGAAGAGCCTGTACAGGATGAACAGCCATATTATATGGACTATCCTATGCAGCCTCCAATGCATCCACCTACCCATCAGAACGATAAGTTTGACCTCTTTGAGAAGGTCGACAAGTCTACATGGATTATAGCATTTGCTGTATTTCTTTTAGGGTTTTTCATGGGTAAGACGATGCAACCCGTCATTCTTCGCTATACATAGCGAGCTCGGCCTTGCGTCGCTTTAGTTTCGCTTCACGACTTTCTGTATCGACAAATTTAGTTTTCTTGTGTGGGAACCCACTTAACCAATGTTCATCAGGTACTGTAGAATAGGCTACAAAGGTTCCAATGTCCCCATGAATTGATTTAACTTTTCCAGTGATGTCACGATCCATGATCTGAGCCGGATACATTGGTATGATAAACGCATCTCTCGTATCTTCTATAAAACCCGCAGTTGTACTAACTTCCTTTTCCGACTTCGTCTCTTTTTTGTTTTGTAATTCCATCATTATCGGATTAAAAAACAAAATAAAGAATGTACTTACCAAAATTATCGTGACGATAATTTTGATCATTTTGTTTATTGTATATGAATATTTTATATCAACATCGTCTGGTGGTGACACATTCAATTGAATTTCGTGTCCCACCTTCACACGAATCAGATATTAATAATATCGGTACCTATTTTCAACAAGATTTAGACTCGACCTCCGGCTCACCCTCCTCCTTCACCTCCTCGAGCTTGCCGTCGGTGGAAGTAGCAGCCTCCGCCTCACGCTGCTTACGACGCTCCTCGACTTCGGCAGCTACGATAGCGTCAGCCTCCTTGACAAGCTCCTCCATGGGAGCGTCTGGCTTCTCCTTCTTGAGACGCTCAAGAACCTCGGCGGGGTGAGAGATAGGCGCCTCATCGGGCTTGGTGTAGAACTTGGAGTTCTCATCTCCTGGGGTGAAATGATTGGTTCCAGTTGTCATCGCAGCCTTGCGCTCTTGGAACATACGAGCAGCCTGAGCCTGGTTCTCCTTATAGCCAGTCATGATCTCCTCAAGCTTCTCGTTAGTGTAGTGAACATCCTCAATCTTCACGGGATCGGGGGGGATGAGAAGCCACTTGTACATGTCGACGACGTAGATGTCGAAGGTGGGGTCCTCCTTCTGGAGACGCTTGGCGTGGTTTGCAGCCTCGTCGCGAGTCGCGAACGCACCGCGAATCTTAATGCCAAACTTGTCATTCTTCTGAGGCGCCTCGGGGCCGACGACAGATAGGCACGCGAAAACTTGACCAGGGACTGTAGTGTAATCCTGCTCGAGAGACATTATATTTTTGTATAGGACCAAAACTTTAAGCCAATGTCTGAAATAAAACCTAAGTGACTTAAGAAAGACTAACATGAATAGATTAAGAAAAATGGTCGAGATACCAAATCTATTCACGGCATATGATCCTGATTTAATTCGATTCTTTAACGACAAATGTGTCAAATTGCCCAACATTAATACTCTCGGAGGTCAGGCGCTTGCGTGGATGTCTCAACCCTATATGCGCGGAGGTGAATCGTATATCACGCGCACCGAGTGTGAAGATTTTTGCAGTCGTAATGGAATTAAAACAAGTGACGCGATCCAAGCTTTTAACAAACCCGCTGGTTCAATGCCCGGATTAAAATTGACCAAAACTACTCATCGTGGACAATATTCCCTTCGATATCCGTTTGAATTTAACGACATGGAAAAACGGTTAAATGTTGATTCCCATGTACTGGAAAATGGCTCACGGGATGATCAGATCGCATATGTAAAAAATTATCACTTGGAGAAGATCAAGGAAAATGTTAAAGACTGTGAAATGTTCTTTGAGCTTTTGAAGTACAAGTATTCCGAAGACGTCGAAGAACGTTTCAATCGAGAGCTTAGTCATATCAGGTGGACATTCGAGAATATCATTGAAATGCCTAATGAAAAGTGGCACATTGGACATTTGGACGCAACCAAGGGTAATGATCCCTCAAATCTATTCTACCAACCACCAATTCAAGCTAGATATCGTGATAACTATATTTTCAATCGAGAATTTGAGCGTATCAAAGTTAAAGTTTAAAATAGATGAATTTGTAATGGAATTAAATATCATAGAACATGTGAATTGTTTAGACGCGATGAAAAAACTTCCCGACAATTCGATTGATATGATATGCACAGATCCTCCATATTTCCTAGATGGTCTTGGAAATGATTGGGACAAAAATAAACTAGATAAGAAAGGATCATCGAAATTAGTTGGAAACTTACCAAAAGGTATGAAATTTGATCGAAAACAATCAAAGAAGTTCACTGAGTTTTATCGTAGTATATCGGATGAAGCTTTTAGAATTCTTAAACCAGGTGGTGCGTTTATTTCTTTCAGTAGTCCGAGATTGTATCATGCTATGACTATAGCCGTAGAAGATGCTGGTTTTGAAATCAGAGATATGTTGGGATGGATATACACACAATCCCAAGTGAAGGCATTTTCACAGGATCATATCATTGAAAAGGATAAGAAAAAAAGTCCCGAAGAAAAAACTAAACTAAAGGACAAATGTAAAGACTGGCGAACACCACAACTGAAACCTGCAATCGAACCAATGTGTCTAGCTGTAAAACCCATCGAAGGGAGGTACATCGACAATTTCGAAAAATATGGTACTGGATTGATGAACACATCCGATGATACCAAGGTTGATGGTAAGTTTCCATCGAATATTATGACTACACAAGATGGTGTTCTCGATAGTATTTTCATGGTACCCAAACCAACGAAGAAAGAAAAGGGTGATTTCAATACACACCTCTCCGTGAAGCCTACGGAGCTCATCGAACATCTTATTCGATTATTCACGACAGAAGGTGCTATCATTTTGGATCCATTCATGGGTAGTGGAACTACAGCCGTCGCTGCAATTTCTTGTGGTCGCAAATATATTGGGTACGACATAAATCAGGAATATATCGATATTTCTAATAAAAGAATCCTAAGTGTTTTAAAGGATAACGAATAATAAGAAATATGGAAGAGATTCGAAAGAATCACAATGAGGCGAAGAGGGTGTTGATCCAATCTGTAGCACATAAAGGACAACACATTCTCGATGTCGGTTGTGGTTTCGGTGGAGATCTTCAAAAATGGCACAAGTGTGGGGTCAACATAAACATGTGTGATCCAGAACCAAGTGCTCTCGAGGAGGCTAAATCACGAGCGAAAAACATGCACATGCGTGTAAACTTTTATGAGGGTGACATCCACAACTGCCCAAATAGAAAGTTTGATGTCATCTGCTTCAACTTTTCACTTCACTATATCTTCGCCTCGAAAGCACTCTTTATGAGATCCATCAGAGAAATCAAGAAACGTATGAAACCTGGTGGTTATCTCATAGGTATCATCCCAGACTCTGAAAAAATCATCTTCAAAACACCCCTCAACGATGACATGGGAAACTTTTTCATGTTGAAAGAACCTGGAAATGGTGGGTTTGGTGAAAAGTTGTTCGTACAATTGGTGGATACACCATTCTATGCGGATGGACCAAGGGCTGAACCCGTCGCATACAAAGATCAGTTAGTAACACATTTGGAGGATTTGGGTTTTAGTTTACAACTTTGGGAGGGACTTTCAGGAAATCCAATCTCAGAATTGTATAGTAAATTTATCTTTGTATATAACAGATGATAGCAATCCTCCTACTCCTCATCATAAATCTATGGATACTTTACACGACTGAGGAACACCCCAAATTAGTCGATGTTAAAGAGAGATATCGTGTTCTCAGAGAGCATTTGGATGAGACGGGACATGAAAAGTTTCAAATGTTAGTTCGTTGCATCCCAATCACGGGTATCATGCGCATGAATGGTGGTGTGGGGTACAACACAAATAAAGGTGGTGAGATTGCAGTGTGTCTAGATGGTGTACCCAACGAGATATTCCATGTCCTCATCCACGAATTAGCTCATTGTACAGTGGGTGAGTATGAACATTCCCAACAGTTTTGGAACAATTACATAGAACTTCGAGATATTTGTGTTGACCTCGGCATCTACGAGAAGATTCCAAACAAGACGGAGTTTTGTGGGGAGCATATCCAGGATAAATAATCTATGTATTTATCAAATGAAGACACCGGTGAGTGTTTTACTCATCGCGATTGCGTACTGGATAATAATCTATGCTATGTCCATCGTACCAAAACTCTCCGACAACTATTACGTGAACATCGTATGGATGACTCTAGTCATTCCCAACATGCTCCGTCTGATGGTTGGAAGTATCCCACGTCTCGCCGTGGATCGCGTATTTTTCTTAGCATCCACTGTGATAGCCTTCATACTTACCTATCTCCTGAACATGGCGTTCAAAGACACCAAGGAGGCCATCGAGGATCCCACTGCTGACAAAAGCAAGAAACTTAAGATGAGTGCCTTGCTAGTGGGGACATTCACAGTGGGTGCCCTATTTGTATATTTCACTGGTATTGATACCTCTATCTACAGTAATATGGGATGGGAATCGCCAGTCAATCAAGACTTGACGATGTAATCCTTCGCGATGTAGAAAACAATCGCCGCCACGGCACCAGTAGCGGCAAGACCAACCATGCTTCTACCCCCTTGTTCGTTAAGGAACTTGGGGATAGAGGTCGCGAGTCGATCCTGAACGGGCTTGCTCACGGCGACGGCGGTGCACGCCGCGACGACGAGGGCGGTAAGTTGCTCGTCGGTGAGGTTGAGAGGGTTCTTCTTCTCGGGCTGAGGAGCCTGAGGAGCGGCGTAGGCACCCTGGGGCTGGGGAGCGGTCATCTGGGGCATCATACCCTGCATCTTGGGTTCGTCCATCATCATAGGGGGCTCCATCATAATATCATTAATGGGAGTAGAATCCATCGTCGTCTCTTTACTTTCACTCACATTTTTTTCAGGTCTAAAAGCCACAGAGGGATTATCGTGTAGGGGAACCATCCCCTCGCCGTCGTCAGCCAAATTCATGGTGTTCACTCGATCAGACGCCATTTAATATAGTCATATGTTTTTGACGACCACGTGGGACGCAATTATTTCGTCTTGGTAATTTTGAGATTTGTCTTCTTCGTCGCCTTCTTGGCATCATCTTCTCTCTGTTGTAGATGTTTGGGGTTATACATCTTCTTGTGAAGTCTCCATAGATCTGGACTTCCGACCCTGAAGTTTTTCCTGATAGTCGCCTTGTACCAAAACACACAATCCTGAATCTTGTTAGACTTTACTGTATTGTCTAACACGAGGCACTCATAGTTTTCTGTACAGGCATCCATCACTTTACAGAACATATCGAAAGAGGGGAAGATACCAAAGAATGATTTGTACAACTTTTCTCTGTTCTGGATGATATTCTCCCTGAGGATGAACACATAGTCAACATTCGCTCGAAGTGCTGGAGGCAGATCCATCACGTACTGCATCGTCAACATGAAAAAGATCTTCCAGTGTCGACCATTCATAAAACACTGACGAATACATGTGTCCTTGAGAAACTTCGAGTCGTACATACAGTCATCTAGAAGCATGAAAGCACCACAATTTGTTTTACCCCCACCCACCAACTTCCTCTGTCTCGCCATGACTCTCTCTATCGCGTCCCGATCGTAGTCACCATACACGAACAGATCGGGGATGAACTCAGAATAAAAGTGATTACCTTCTTCAGTTCCCGAAAGTACGATCCCCGCTGGAAGATGTTTCTTGTGAAACATGATATCTTTCACGAGTGTCGACTTACCTGTATTACGCTTGCCAATGAAAACACATACCCTGTCATCTGTCATCGTCTCGGGTTTGAATTTCCTCAACTGAAGGTTCATTCTAATGTAGTGTCTCGTTTTATTTAACAAAATTTTACTCACGTTTTCCTAAGTGAAATATTTTGAATCAAAAAAATAAAGATGAACATGCAAACCGGTTTCGGTGGTGATGACTCCGCGATGGTGGATCAGTACGTGAAGAGCATGGTCGATATCATGACTCCGGTGATGGAGAGAAGTATGATTCTCGCAGCCGAATATTCCAAGGCGTGTGGAAGAGACATTCTTCTCCCAGAAGACGTGGAGTATGCGATGAAGTATTGTGCTATGTACACAGTTGGACAGACGATTGGATCTTTGATGCCGGAGGTATACGACGAAGAATTGTCGGACGAGGAAGAAGAGGAGGAAGACGAAGATCTCCCAGAGTTTGTGAGGTACTCAGGGGATGACGAGACGTTCAATCAGATGAATCAAGCCTACGATCGCTGGGACAGTTGGGAACCCCAGAGTCCGATAGAAGAGATGTTAAAAAATGCTATTAATAGTAATGAGCACCTCAACCCCTGAGGGATGGTCCTTCTCCAGCACAAAATTCAAAATTTATGATTCTGGGACCAGCTCTAGTGATGATTCATCTGATGATGAACAGTTATTTTCAAAAACAAGATCAATAAAAAAGAAAAAATTTAAAAAAATTGTAGAGAAGGAGGAATTGTTACCAGAATAATTTTCCCAGAGTAGTATATACAATGTCCGCCGTTTCCTCCGCCCTTAAGACCGTCGATATCGTCACCCAAGAGCTCCAAACCCAGACCCTCAACTCCATCGTCGGTGGCTTCTCCTTCGCCGCCGCCATGTCCTGGATGGACTTCATCCGCTGGGCCATTACCCAGATCGTGCGTGTCCCCAAGAATGGTGGCACCCAGTACGCTCTCACCGCGGTCCTCACCTCCCTCCTCTCCATCATCGTCTTCATGGTGATCTCCCGCATCAACGGCCGTGTGAAGAAGCCCGCTCAACCTGTCTACGCGATCACTCGCTAAGTTTTCTTGGGTATTTACGCTTCATGAAAAACATGAGAAGTAATCCAACTGTAACTATCAGTGCGATGTCCCACTTCCATCTATAAAGATCCTTCACATCGGGGATGCTTATAGGTTCTTGTTCCTCTTCTTTTTCGACAATTTCATCTATGGGAACTTTTGGAAGTCCCTCAAATTTGTCTATCGAACACGTAATTTCAAATTTTAAGATATGTTCAGTTGTATCGACCTCATAAGATGTCAAGACACCGCTGTTCATATATAGAAACTCGATTCCAAGTTCTGAAATATTTTTTTGTGTACCAGAATGAAAACGATGTATTAGAGGATCGTCGGCACCGTTGAATATTAATGGATTTACACCATTAAGTAGTATGCACCCCGTGTAATGTGGTGTACCTTTTTGTTGACTATCTTTCGATGTTCCTAAATACACACTTTGATTGAATTCATCTGAACCAGAAGAAAGTCTCAAAATTAAGGAGTTTGGTGAAGGTGTTTGTGGTGTTGGTATGTGAGCAGAAACTAGTTTAATTTCAGATACATCATAAATCGGATTTTCGAGGAAAACGACATAGTTGTTCGCGTGTGGATAAATACTATTATCACGCTGACTACTATCGATCGTGAGGTTATGAACCTTCATTAAAATATAGGGACAATATTTTAATGACTGTTTTTGTCTAATACACAAGATACTTACTGGTAGAGACTGTGTGCGAGAGGGTTGTTCTGAAGCTGGCGCTTAGCAATATCGAGGTCGCACGCGTTGGGGTTCGCGTTACCCTTGTAGGCGTTGAACTGATGGAATGCCTTTTGTTGGTATTGCTGGGTCCAACCACCACTAGCGGGGTTCACGCGACCATCAATGCGAGTGGTATCACTGCGAACCGATGTGAGGCGACCACCTTGCTTGAGGGCACTCTCACGAACATTCATGCGACCAGCGTTACCCATGCGGTTAGGCTTGCCACGACGATCTTCGGGGCGGAAACCATATTTCATGAGCTCCTCATTGGTCTTCGTGGTGATCTGAGCAGCCACGCTATTCGTGTACGCACCACGGAAGTTGGTAATACCTGGAGCTGGTTGGTTGTAGTAGTCGTATTGTGCATCATTTCGGTCACTCTTAAAACGAGTGGGATCTTGTGTCATAGTCTGAGCAGATATGAAACGCTTAGCACCACTGAAACCTAATCCATCTGCCCGGAGTCCAGTTTCGGAACGGTTGGTAGTACGCTTAGTCTTCTCATGCTCATTTCGGGGAACCACACCGGACATGCCTTGAGCACGACCAGGTAATGTTGGGAGACGAGAGGGGAGGTATGTAGTCGTCTCTGGCTTATTGTGGGTGAGCTCACCGACAACCGCGGAGCGACCACCGGTGATATCCTTGGCTGGACCAGTACGACCCGGGAGGGTGGTGAGCTTGTACTCACCCACGTTCACAGGGTTCACCCTGAACATTTGTTGAAAACCACCAACTGCGGGGGTATCCGCACTCACACCGAGACCGGGACCCACAAGTTGCTTCTCTACAGGGGAAAGATTGTTCATACGACCGGTATCATACATACGATTGCGCATGTTTAGAATCTCCTGACCACCACTCCTCTGTTGAACAGTGATGTCAGCGAAATTCTCTACTTCCCTCTTTTTGGGAATACTAACAATGGGATCAAAATTATTATTTTGTACTTCGACAGGAGCTTTGACTACTGGATTTTCAACCTTCACCGCGGGTGGGGAGGGTGGAACAGACTTAGTACTCAAAGTTCGACCAGCATAAATGAGACCGGCCACAGCCATGAGCGAAATGGGATCAGCCATTCTTACTTCTTACCGACATTTTTATTAGCGTACCTTTGCTGAAAGAGACCATTCTGGAGCTCGGCACGGGTGCTCGAAGGTTCATATCGCATGCTACGCAGGGGGAGCTTACACTCCATGTTAGAAAGTGGGAAGAGGTTGCGCTCGTAGGTTTGGACGATGTTCTTATTGAAACGGGAAGTGGATTGGGGACGAAGTTGATCACTCGTATCTATGTGTTGGGCTGGAGAACCCTTGCCCGCCATGTAAGGGGCGGTACCGTACAGCATAGTATTGGGACGGCAGCTACCGCAGTTGATACTACTGGGCTGGGGATACACGAACACTTCGTCAGTCGCCTTGACGGGGGGGATAGCACCCTTGTTTTGAACTCTAGAAAGGCCAGGCTGAAGCTGATACGCCATTTATTATTACATAAGAATATTTATCTAACTGTAGGTTCCTCCGCCGCCTCGCACACTTCCTCCACCACGGGGACCCCTGACGTCCCCATCACCACCAAGACCCGCGAACGCCTCGAGCTGAACACCCCGAGCATTGGGGTTGCAATACATGGTGTCACTCTTGCACATCGGACCATTCTTGGGTCCGTAGAGCCACTCAGCGAATTCAGTTTGATCGCCTGGGATCTTGGACACAGGGTTAGTAACAAACTGACGATCCACAGCGTTCCTCATATACTTGGGGAGAGGTGAACGGGAACGACCACCGTCCATAGGGATGCGGGCAGTGCTGTGATTGTTTACAAAGGGTTTAATAGTGGGATAATAACAAGCCTCTAACCTGTTGGGGGCGTCGGTAAAGTCAGTGATGAGCACGTTACCCATGGGGTTATCTTCGGTGGGCATCTGACAAGGAGTTTCACCTTCGACTGTGTATCCAAATGTGGATTTTATCATTTCTGACTTATAAAGAACAAAAATGACAGAGAGAGCCATAGCACCCAATACGAAAATACGAGGATCGCGACGGATAAGATAAACGAGACATGTCGTATAAATCACAAAACGAGAGGCGGCATTGATGCGATCTTCTGGGGTTTGCTCACTGGTTGGCCAGAATTGCGAAACCCTGTCAGCTCGGATGAGTTGCTGAGGATCATCAAACCAAACTTTCATTTAGTATAGACGGAGGTTTATTTTTTAGGAAGACTACCAAGCATGTTGCCCATCATCTTCATGAGAGCATCCTGATTGAGCTCACCATCACCATCCTGCATCTGATCGGCTACACCCTTTGCGATTTTCTCGATTTCAGTGAGTGTATCCTCTGGGATAGAGCTAATCGTCGTACCGAGCATGTACAAAGTCTGAAGATACTGCCACGTCGCAGCCTTTGTGTTAGCAGTCATACGCTCCCAATATGACTTGATGTTGAGATCCTTGAGAAAGTCGATTGTCTCAATTTCACTGAGAAGGAAAGTCTCATCCTTCGCAGAAATCTTGTCAGCGTAGGGGGTGACACCCTTCATGAAAGCGTCTACAACGAGACGGGGGTTGGTAGACTTCAACATATCAAAGGAAGTCAACATCTTCTTGATGCCTTTTTCATCTGGAAAAGTCTTGTGCAATTCCACAAGAAATTGACTGAGCATGTCGTTAAACGCAGTAACGGACGCCATTTTCTTATTCTAATGGTTTAATCTTTAAGTCTAAAAAGGCTCTGTAGAGATAGCCTCCTTCTGGCCTATACCACCCGACACGATGAAAAACACGAGGATCGCGTTGAGGGCTGCGGGCTTGGTGTACTTGTTGAGTTCGAGCTTACCCTCGTTGTTCAGGTGAGCCTTGAGATGAATATAAGCCGCGGTGATACCTCCCGCGATGAGAGCAGCGCTCATAGGGTCGCGCAGATAATCGGAGAGTTCCATTTAATTATAACGGGGATTTTTTGTACGCTGTTCAGGTGCGTCTCCAAAGAACACATCGTCATCATCGGGCTGAGGCTGGGGCTGGACCTGACCTTGGGGCTCTGACTCTGACTCCATCTCGGGAGCCTGAACACCTGGAACAGTTTTAAACTCATTCTCTAGACCAGTGGGCTCGGGTTCTGGTACATTCGTAGGTTCGGGTTCGGGGTCGGGTTCGGGGAATGGCTCAGGTTCAGGCTCGAGCTCGGGCTCGGGCTCTGGCTCTGGCATAGGTTCGTCGAATACATCTGGGTCCACACCATCCTGAATCTCACCATCAAGGGAAATGTCACGAGTCTCCTGAGCCATGTATGTCTGAAGAATCTGCTGAACAGGAATGAGCTCCTTCACAGTACTCTCGATGCAAAGAGAGAAACGCTCGGTGAGTTTTTCATCCCTCAAGTATTCACTCTGCTCCTCACCAAAGACGTAGGGATCCTTATAGAGGTCTCTGGCGATGTTGTTGTAGCAAGTCTGAATAAAAACCTCTTCGGTGGGAAGCTTGAGGGAAATCTTCTTGTTGTCCGCCTTGAGACGAACAGCCGAGAGGATCTTGGTGCACGCAACAAACACAGCCGCCAACAGATCACTGAACCAAGCACAACGGTTCGTGATGTTGTCGCAGTGGTTCTTAGACATCGCGTTAGACCAGTTGGGAACCTCCTTGAGAAGTTTCTGGTACATAATGAGAACCTTGCGACCTTTGGAAATCTTCACGGCTTCGTTGTACATATCCTGAAACACTTCAATCATAGCTGGGCACATGATGAGGCACATCTGTCCTAAATACTCCCGCTTGGCCTCGACCAATATATTGAGGTTATCCATTTATGATTAAAGTGGGTTTTAAATTAACATTTACTACGCACTCCTCCTGTACTTGTTCGCCATCTTCTTGAGATTCATGAGGTTTGGGAAATCACCATCCTCCTCTGAGTCCTTCTTTTCCTTTTTCTTTTTTGGTATTACCCATGAGACATATATATCGTGGTCACTCACAAGTTTCACCGTAAATCCACCGAGCACAAACTGTCTCGCGATGTATCTCGCAGCTGCAGACCTATCAAATACTGGATACCCTATGAGAAATGATGGTACTGACAAGAAAAGTTGTTTGTGACCAAGTTCTACAGATTGTTTAATTTTAGAAGAAAACTGTTCATAGATTTTTGTGTAAATTTCTTTTCGAATTTGTTTTCTCTTCTCATCAATCTTGGTGACATCATCGATGCTGATCATTACAATTACTCTAATTTATTTTTTACCGAATCCAACTCAGCCTTGGTGGGGAAAGCAACCTCCTTAACAAGCTTGTAGTTGACGAATTCCTTACCAGGGGCACCATCTGTGAAAGCGGAGACATCACCGGGTGCATCGACACCGAGGGGTTGAGATCGGAGAGACACGAGACGAACCTTGCCATTCTCAACCTCGTAAGAAGCGACAACCGAGAAACCAAAGGAGAAGCCACCCTTCTTGATGGCCATGAACATACACTCGAAGATGTCCTTATCCTCACCCTTGTATTGATGAATAGTGGTAGTCTCTATGATATAGGTACAAAGACCAGTACGCTTAGAAATCTCCTTGTTCGCTTGGAGAACAAACTCTTCGATCATGTCGTTATCGACGTTGGCCTCAGTCTTGACATATTTTGAGAGGTCTGGTCTGGGATCTGCGAGCTTTACAGAGCCAGTGGGCTTTGTATACCCTGAGAGACCGAACACCTCGGTGAAAGACTCACGAGAAGTTGTGAGAAAAATTACCACCACGAGAAGGATGATCACAACCAAGTAATTCATATTTACTATAATGCGTTAATTTTTTTTTACAAAATACCCTATAGATAATAGATGTCGCTGCTGATTTACAGCCCGAGATGCAAACATTCTATGGATGTGATCGAGTACATTAACAAAGTTCCCCAGCTGAAGCAGCTCGTGCATTATCATAACATCAACACACAGGGTATCCCCCCAAATTACAGAAACAAGATCAATCGTGTCCCCACTATGCTCACAAAGAATGGTAAGATTCTCGTGGGTAACGAGATTAAGAACTGGCTCGACTCCCTTCTACCAAAGAAGGAAGTCGAGCACTCCGAACTAGGCGCGTTTGGTTGCTCCATGACCAGCTTAGATGGTAATGATGGACACGGAAACATGTTCAGCCTCGACGACTATGGACAGTCTCTCCAACCAGCCATGACGAAAGAGTTGGAAGAGAAGATTAATCGTGAGGTGTCTAAAGGTGTCGCCTATACAGAGTTAAAGATGTAACGCATGTTTTGAATAATCATGAAACTTGTCACGATACAAGCTTCTGCTTTTAAGTCTACCTTTGAAGTACTGAAAGATATTCTTAATGATGTGAACATCTACTTTAGACCTAATGGCATGTACATCGTCACACTCGACACGGCGAGGACTTCACTCATCGATATGTTTCTCGCGGCCGACAACTTCGAGGAGTATCAATGTGATCAAGAAGAAATCATCGCTGGTATCAACATCTCAAACACATTCAAACTTTTAAAGACAATCACGAATAACGATGTACTCAAGATTTCAATCACCTCCAAGGAGTACATGGACATCGAGATTATCAGTGAGACCAAGAAAACCAATTCAAAGTTTCAACTCAAGCTCCTAGACATCAACGAGAGTCGCATTGAAGTGCCCGATGTCGAGATGACAACGGTGACGACCCTCCCATCAGCGGATTTTCAACGGCTCTGTCGAGACATGTCCAACATTGGTACAGATATTGAAATTCGTCGTGAAGGTAAGAATATTCATCTCAAATGTGATGGAGACTTTGCCAACCAAGAGACGACCATCGAATGCCCTGATGAGAGTCCGACCATCTCAGGTCTGTACAGCCTGAAGTACCTGAATATCTTTACAAAGGCGACGAGTATGTGTGCGTCTGTGCAAATTATACAGGAAATTGGAAACAGATTTTTGATTCTAAAATACAATGTGGCAAATTTGGGTGAACTAAAGTTTTACCTCGCGACTAAGGTATCTGAAGATCAGTAGTGAAATCATCGAGTGTCGATAGTGTCTTCTTCATACCCAAAGTGTTCGCCAAAATGATTTTTGGAAATCTATCCTTGAGTACTTCACGATCATAATACAGAAAGTTTTCGAGTGAAACCTTTTGTCCATGAAAATCATTTCTCGGTCCAGAGTATCGTTTCACCTTTTCAGTAATGTTTCGCATCGGTTTATCATCATGATCGACGATCCAAGCACTACTCAAAGGGATACTGAAGTGCATAGCACTGTCCTCACCCTCTCCTGGCCTGAAGTTGATGTCGTTAGAAATGGCAGTGTATGGCTTACCATTGAAATAGTATCGTACTCTCAAGATAATCCACTTGACGTTCTGGGGAATCATGGTATGCCTGAAGTTTTTACTCGTCACATTCACATGATACTCATCGAGGATACCATCCTCCCAATCTTTACTCTCATCGAGCCAAAAGTCGTCTTCAATCTGATACTTCATGTCATGATCCACCCCGTATTCAATCTCTTCAGATATGATCGAATAGTCCCTGGGTGTGGTCAGATATTTGAAAAGAAAGAAAACAGTACTTAAAAGTTTGGTCAGCATTTCTTTATAAGAATGGAAGGTAATTTTTTAAGTAGATATAACAATCGAATAGAAGAGTGGAATGAAAAAATAAAAATTGATCCTATAAACAAGAGGAGATATGAATCCGAGATGGCCGACTACATCATGAAGTGTATGCCATATATGAATCAATACACTGATGAAAGTGAAGAGGTCTCAAATACAGACAATGTCTTCAATGTGAAAGAAACTGTCGGCTTGAAAAGGAAGGATATTTTCACAGACTATCTGATAGAAGTCGAAAATCAAAACATAACTAAACCTAGAGAACGCATAATCGAACAATGTCAGACATGCCCTGATAGTAATCTACTCCATTTTCACGACACGAGTGATCTCGTGTGTGACTCGTGTGGTGCAATCGTAGCGACTCTCATCAGTGAAGAACTCACATATCGTGAGGAACAGGAAACTTCAGAAAAGGTTGTGAACTATTCGTACAAGCGGGAAAATCACTTCAACGAATGGTTGTCTCAATTTCAAGCACAAGAGATGACGACCATACCCGATGAGGTCATCGAACAATTGAGGGTAGAACTCAAAAAGATGAAAATCAAAAAGTTGGAAGACATCACACATGCGAAGATTAGGGGACTTTTGAAAAAGCTGAGACTCAATAAATACTACGAACATGTTCCATACATTACAAATATCTTGAACGGTATCAAACCTCCGAATATGCCACAAGAGTTGGAGGAGTATCTGCGTATAATGTTCAAAGATATTCAAAAACCTTTCGATGACAATTGTCCTAGTGAGAGAAAGAACTTCCTCAGCTACTCATATGTTCTCTACAAATTCTGTGAACTTTTGGGCGAAGATGATTACCTCCAATACTTCCCACTCCTCAAGTCTAAAGAAAAGTTATATCAACAAGATGTCATATGGAAAAAGATTTGCCATGACCTCCGATGGGAATTTATTCCCACCGTTTAAAGATTTTATGTCTTTAACAATTAATGCAATTCTGTCCAAACTTTGGTGTATGCGGTAAAATGATGAGACCTGGCCTACGAGTGTGTACTTCGTGCTTTTGGAAATTCAAAAATGAACCTCTCCAATTCAAAAACTCCGAGTGTCCAAACTGTCACACAGAACGGGAATGTGTTAAGTTTCGCAAATGTGAACACTTTTTATGTACAAATTGCTTTAGTAGACAAAGATTGTGTCTCATATGCGAGGGTAAAAAATAAAGTCGGGGTACAATAAATGAAGGCTAAGGTCACCATCCCCCTCAGCAACTCTGGTATCCTAAGCGCTCATGGCTATGAAGGCGTGAAGGACAAGTCCGAACTCGCACGACACCGGGCACTCATGCGTGTCGTGCGGGCTGGTGAGCCTCCTTTGGGTCTCTTCAGACGCCTCAATGTTCTCATGATTCTCTTTAAGCGTACAGATCCCAAGCTCTCTAAGATTTTCAAGGCCGACCGCGACTGGGTACGAGAGAAATTGCTATGAGCACCATAAAGAAAAACGCAACCACATTGTAACGATGGTTACTCTTGTTCACAATTTCGTCACCGATTGTCTTCCTATACATGACACGAGACATGAGTGCGAATAGTATCACAAACCAAGGTATTTTGAGAAGGTACAGAAGTACCGATACCAAAACATAACCATTTATGTAACCATTTGTGGCGGTATATACATGGTCGTGTGCGAGTTCTAAATAAATGTACCTGAACACCGAAATGAGAACCGCGAGATTAAATTTTGAGGTATCCAATCCGAGCATCTTTGTAGTGTCTCAGTATATCTTCAACGGATAAAAAAAATGGAGAAGACTCGTCTATAATCTTTCGAGTTTTGTTGAAGTGACCCAAACATCCACCACCTTGCCAATATCCATCTTTATTGAAGACGCTCAGAATTTCTCGTCTCTTGTTTTCGTCTATGGGTGTACCAGTTTTTATCACCATGATTTCACCGGTGTTCCAGTCGTCATAGATATACTTGAGCTTGGCTAGACGCGGTATACCATGTGTGACATCTTTGGTGATGTTGTCATATTTGGGAAAATCTGGATGCCTAGACTCGACAAAATATTTATCATCGACTACGACGGCATAATGTTTCACAGGAATATTCGTGTGGAGCGACAAACCGCCATCCCAATACACCCACTCGGGAATGTCCGCAGATGTATGAGAAAAGAAGATCAAGATGTCTCCAGACTCTGGTTCATATTCTTCAGTGACACCCGTCACGAATGTATATAATTTGTATTGGAAGAGTGTGACTAACAGAATACTTATGACCGCCGTCGTCTTGGGATAGGTCAGTAACAATAATACGAACAATAATGTCAAGCCGTAAAATTGTGACTTTCTATTTAAAACCAAAATGTCATTGAATCTTCTATGTTCGAAAAAAAACATTCGGTATATAATAATGAAATATTATTATTACATCATACTTTTGTATGTGATAATTTCATTTTATGAGTGGTTCTTACATCGCCACATCATGCACGGCGACCCTGAATTTTTGAAAAAGTTTCCAGGTGTCGGTTCGTACATGGCGGAGACTGCTAGACATCACCTCGAACATCACAAATTGGTAAACATAGACATGACTCTCAAGAAGAATGTCGAGAGTACAGGGGTTTACTTCACTTGGAGTGTGACTGTGATATTCATCGTATTGACCCTTCTCCACATCTGGAAAATAGTTCCCATGCCCATCCTCGTGAGTGTCGCCGCTGTATTTTTTCACAATATTCTGTGGAACAACTGGCACACGAGGTTCCATGATTATCAGCGTGAAGTGAACATCACCCAAGGTCTTCCCAAATTTGGTATCTTCCCATCTGGATTCATTTATGACTACTTATGGAAATATCATACGATTCACCATTCCCAGAAAGGTCAAAAGTACAACTTCAATATCATATTTCCACTTTTCGATCATGTGTTTGGTACAGTCGGTGATAGTTCATGTATCGACAATATGGAGTACTGCAAGAAAAATCACGACGATGAAAGATGCTATCAAAGACAGCATCATTGTTTCACAAATAAAGACATCATTCGATGAATATGTAAATGATTTTGATCGATCGCATCATTCGACTTCTTAGAAATGATATACATCTACCTCTGAGATGTTTCGCAAACAAGAGACAACTCACCAATCCGAGAGACTGTTGCAACTGCAAAAACTTCTGTAAAAAACCCCCAAATGGCGGAACCCCTGTGTATATAGAAATTGAACCTAAGTATCCTACCAAATACCGATATCGTGTGTAATCATGCAAGATGAACCCGCTCTCCTCGCCCTATATGAGTTGGAGACCCATGTACTCCCCCATCTAGAGACGATCAATCAAGCTGATCCCGCCATTCAACACTGTCTCGAAGAAGCTCGGACCCTTCTTCGTAGGGCAGAAGGTATTCTTCAAGCGGCTGTAATAGATCCACAGACACAGTATGAGGAATCCCAAAGGTTTTATCAAGCGTTGTATCGGGTTCTTCCTCTTCTGATTGCGCTAGAATCCTTCGGACCTCAACTTCCCGACCGGGATGAGGTGGGTAGTTTACCAGATACGCTTCCTTCAGACCTGTCAGACGAAGATAACTACGAGCCTGCAACTCCGCCGCGTCATTCAGAGTTTTGATCGTCTTGAACTCTAGGACAGTCTTGTTATTAATGATGATGTCAGCCCTCAAATTTCCAATCACATGACCCTTAAAAGGAATCGTGATGACGCGTTCAGACTCATACGGGATACACTTCTCTCTGAGCATAACCTCCATCGCATTGTGGTAGACCCTCTCACTGTATCCAGGTCCCAGGTCAGAGTAGATCTCTCGGGCAAATGCCTCGATGTCCATTTGTATTCCCTCTAATTTAATCTTTATTTAAGGTAAGATGGCGAATCGTATGAACGTTGACCCTGTGGTGGGTATCAAACGAACCAGAAACGGTAATGAAAATGGAAAAGTTCTAAAAACATCTGGACGCGAAGTTCAAATCCAACCCCTCAAAATTGGTGAGGGTATGGCATGTTCCCGAGCGGGTATTCCCAGATATCTCAAGATGGCTCGTAATCGTTTCGATGACATGGGTATCGTCTCGGCTTTTTTTGATTACACTATCGAATCGGGTAATTATGGTATCGTGAAAAATATCGATAAGATTGTTAAAGGGTTTGGGACTCCAAATGTGAATTCGAGAATTGTTCCCACAAAACAACCACACTTCTTGATGGTCGGTATGCGAGCACCCCAAGCTGGACACGCTGTCAGTGTTCTTGTCGATCCCACGAAGAAGTATATTTGGGTATTCGACCCTCATGGGGAATATTCGAGACAGTCTGTATATGGACAAACAATGCGCAAAAAAATTGTACCAATCATCAAAAACATGTGGAAAATCCCAACTCAAAGGGTTCGATACTACAACGGACCCAATCTCCAAGCGAATAATACCCGTGGTACCTGCTCCACATACTACGTGACTTTCATGGATATGATTCCATATCTATTGTCTGGACAAGCAAACATTAACCAAATAAATCAACTCGCCGCCATGAACAGTACAGCGATTCGTCAGTTCTACCTTAACTTTGCTCCTCAAAATGTAGGAAGAGTCGTCGCAAAGAATATAAGGAAAACTTCTTGAAGTAATGTAGGATGCCCGTATCGAGGCGAATACAACTGCCACCGAAACTCGTCAAGGATCTTCGAGCGGTGAGTAAACTATCATCCAAGAACAGGTGGGAATATGGAGGTAAAGCTGACTTCAAAATAAATCATGGTCAGTTTGTGTACAAAGGTTTGACCTATGCCACATCGAAAGAGAGGAACCGCATAGACGTGAGTGCGTTAAAATCCGAGTGGACTGATGCCCCTATCGCCTACCACACACATCCGACGGTGTTAAAAGAAATTCCAGATGATAGTAGATACACCATATTCACGACACTTCCAAGTGCTGCGGACTTTGAGGCATTCATCAAAGGATTTCCAGACATGCAAGTGAACATAATATGTGACGCACACGGCTACTACGTGATTGATATTTTCGAGTCTGTTAAAAAGTTGAGAGTACCTTTACCTCACCAAGTCGATATAATCATGCGTGAGGTAAGATACGAAGACTTCTTACTGAAGCGGGGTTTTGGGGAGGAGAAGTGTGAATATTTCCACACAGAGTTGTTAGAATGGAAAGTATACGTAAACGATATTTTGTGTCCCCGCCTCCAAGCGTTGTTTGGAATTTCCATTCGTTTTTATGGATACGAAGATACTCCACCTACCACGATCATCTACGCATGAGTGCATCCTCTAGTTCATCCACCACATCCCAAGCCCAGTGACACTCTTCGGAGTGGAGATCTTTCTCACATACTTCCTGTGCTTCTTCTATAGCTTCCCTAAAGCGTAGACGAAGTCTCGGATTCGCGACTTGGTCGCTCACGGGTTCCCTCTTGATAGGTGGTCTTCTGTACAATTGATTTAGGGCATTTACCCTAGTCTTTGCCAACTTGATTTTGTAGAGGTGATTTTCAGAGAATGATGCGATACATTTCATACTATTAACTGTGTTAAAGATTTTAAGTGTCTTTAGAATAGAAGATGTCTTCCTACAACGTCGAAGCCTGTAACTACAAGTATCGCGTCTCCTCTCTAGAGAAGGTTGTCGATGGTGATACTATCGATGTTTGTATCGACCTGGGGTTTGATGTCCTCACTCGTCAGCGTGTACGCCTTCTTGGTATTGACACACCTGAGTCTCGCACCTCAGATGCTGAAGAGAAGAAGTTCGGTCTCCTCTCGAAGAAGAAGCTCAAGGAGTGGTGCCTAAAGGCGGTCGCATCTGAGAAGGATGATATCGAGATCGAACTCAGATGCCCGGAGGCAGACTCGAGGGGTAAGTTTGGGCGCATTCTCGCGGAGGTTTGGGTCTACGATGAGGGTTGGACCAATGTCAATAAGTGGATGTGTGACAATCATTACGCTGTACCATACCACGGGCAAAACAAAGGTGATGTAGAGGCCATGCATATGGCTAACCGTGACAAGGTTTGTGATCAACTATAGGTTTTTCGATAGTAACCCATAGATTGCAGATCCATTTTTCGCCAGACTTTACAACTTTGCCACCATGATACGAATAATATGTAAGATTGCCATTCATGTCCATATTATGAAAAAATAAGGCCTGTCCCTTCTTCAATTTATATTCTCTCTTTAGGTTTGGAAACTCGGTTTCACCACCCTCATAATCATCACTCAGCATAATCACAAATGTAAAATGACGTTTATTAAAATCACTGCTATCGTAATGTGTACGGTAATATTCATTTTGTCTGTATCGTAAAATGGATAGTGGTTCGATTTCAATTTTATAATCCGGTATATATTTTTCACATTGTGCACATACGTTACCCAATAAACTTGTTTCAATGTCATCTTTGAATATTTTTTGATCACAATTTCTGACAGTTTTATCAACCATGTGGGTTTTATCATTACCAATTGTAGATGGTCCAAAACATCCTTCTACATTAATTAAGTAATCACATTCATCATGCGTGAGGAAATTGTCTATTATAATGGGTTCTGTGTAATTTATGACTCTCATTGTCTAATTATATAAGAGAGTCTTTAATATTTATATTTACGCACCCATAGATTGCACACCCACTTTTCACCAGACTTTACAGGTTTCCCACCATGTAAAGCTTTGGACGTTTCAAGTTCGTAGTTGTCGAGTGTGTTGAAAAAAATGGCGTCACCTGCTTTGAGTTTGTACTTCTTATCTAAATTGGGGAAAGCGGTTTCACCACCTTCATAGTCATCGTTGAGTGCAAGAATGAAAGTGTATAATCGGGGATTTTTATCACCCAAAACATCTTGGTGAGGTTTATAATATCCACCTGGTTTGTATCGGAGTACCTGGAGATTTTCACAGTTATCCATAGGTCTATCGATGTACGTGAGACACCGGTGGATTATCTTATTTACAACCGGATCTTCGCGACTTAACCACGCAGTTTCACTTATACGAGCTGTTTTGTCTAGAGTTTTTTCATTTGAAACTGTTGATGGACTGAGTTCCTTTTCAGCTTCTATCATGATGTGAGTCCTCTCATCGGGTGTCAAGAAGTTATGGAATACTCTTGGCTTTTGATACACTGGTAACAGATAGATTACAAGTAAAATCAAAAATATCAGAAGTATCATCTTACAGTACTCATACATAAATATTCCTAGGAATTCTACAGTTGTATCTGGTTCTGATGGTTTCAAAAATATCATTCCCATATTCTACAATTTTATGTAAGAGTTCCAGAATCTCGTCGTGTCTATGGGGTTCGAGAACATATTGACGGAGAAGATCACCACCAGTGTTTGCCACCATTTCATAAATATTCGAAAGATCTCGAGTCTTATCTTTGTACTTTTCTTGACGTTGTAAAAAATTCTTGAAATCTTTCTCATCGATGTCGTTGAGCATGTAAGCTACTCGAACCTGTGTATTGTCGGGTGGTCTCGTGTCGAGGTACATGTGCTCGCGTTCAACCTGATGGGTCACCATGGCATATTGTAAAATTTCATTCGTCGCACCAATTTCACGGAGTTCCCTGAACGACGGAACACCACCACACGGTATGTCACCATGTTCTCGAGACATCATAGTCTTCTTCTTGAATTCTATGAAATGTGGATTATGGATTCTACCAGTCTCAATTTCACCAGTTCTCCAATTGAACGCTGTGTGACAGTTGATGCACCACATCTGAGCACACCCACTCGTCTTGTGTATGACGGTTCCACATTTTGGACATGACTTACTATCCTTATTGAGAAGCTTCATCGTCTCAACGACTGTAAGATCACATGTATGATCATCTGTGAGTCTCTCGTTGCAATCTTTACAATACTTGACATCACACAATCCACAAAACCAATCTTCATTCAAAAATCCTTTACATTCTTCTTTGGGACACTGTCGTGTGAAACGCCTCGGCTCGGTATCGATGATAGTACCACCATTTCTCAGTTGTTCTAGATGTCTGTAGGTATTTTCCATCTCTCTGTACAAGTCTCGAACTTCCCGAGGAAGAACCTCAGGTGTCTCGTACGTGTTGTATCTATGGTGAAGTTCGAGGAGCTTCTCCTTCTGATGTCGAATGACACGTCTGAGTTTTCTCATCTGTAAAATTCGTTCAACTTCTGGTTGTGTCTCGGGCATACGAGCCTTCTCCCTCTCTAGAAGAACATTCTCACGGTGACGCTTCAACTCAGTATTTCTGAAATACTTGGTACAGAATGAGTCTACAAATTCACGGTTCCACAGAGTTTTACATCCCATGCAATGTGGATCTTCGAATGTGGAAAGGATATATCTTTGAGAACATGATCTACAACTTGTTAAATCACAAAAGGGGCATTCAACTTTTTTGTGATTTATCTTGTTGAATTTTTCACAACATACATCACAATTTCCCATTAAATTAAAGGAAGTCTATTTCTTTAAATTAAAATTACTGACAAGCTACAAAAGTTCTAATCATCTCTCCCATATCCGTCCTATCGTGGATAGTTTGTGTGAAGAAAAGGACATGCTCCGCGTCGGTATATGAGTAGCGAGTTCCATGGTACTTCTCATATATCTCCGAAATTTCGAGGACATTGTTGTCACACCAATCGATCACATCTTCATCAGTCATGTCTCGATGAAGACCCTTCTCGATGTAGTCAGCGACCTCATCGCAGAGAGGCATCTCGGTCACAACGTTGCAATCGTCGTCGAACATTTTAATTATAGTCTTTTGTTATATTCATTTTTCCACTTAGGTATAGAATTCTTTTTGCGCCTCTCTTCTTCGCGTATCGCATCATCCATCTTTTTCGCGTCTGCTTGAATCTTGATAATTTCAGCCTTCGTTTTCGCACGGTCGATACGACCCTTGAAAATTGTCTTGTTTTTCACAGGAAGTTTCCTAAGACGGTTTATGGTACTCGTGGCACTCCGACGTTCGAATAATTCAACCTTCTTGACATTATTTTGAGTTTTTGGTACCAGGTTCTTGAGTGATTTAGTACCTGGGACAGTCTCCATATTTTTCAGTTTGGTCGTCGGTACATTATAAACCTTAAACCCATTCACGAGACTATTACGAGGTCTGACCAGTGACTTGTTGTAGAGAGGATTTATCTTCACCTGTTCTTCAAAGATGCGTCGACGCTTAGTGACATCATCCTTGATGTCCATGACACGACTGAGGTGACCCCTCTTCTTGAGGGGACCAATCTGACTCTTTTCAATCTCACCACGAAGTATGGACTTCTTAGTTAGATCGTAGCCAATATCTCGAAGCTTTGGTAAAGTCTTGGCTTCGTCGACCGCGCGCTCCCAACCGCGCCTATACTGTCCCGTAAAACCGGTCACAACCCGGAGGATATCAGTCCTTAACTGCGATTGCAATTTGTTCATCCTGACATTCTGATTCACGAGTTTTCGGATAGGTTTCAGGTTTGTACCTGGCCTCTCAATCTGTTTGATATACACCTGTTTCTTGTTTTCGGGAAGAGATGACTTCTTCACATAATTTTTGAGTTCCTGTACTTCACGATCAGTGTTTAAATTTTCCATAGCCTTCTGGGTGTTGAAGTTGTTTTCCTCTTTGGGTTTGGCCCTCTCACGCCTCTTGTTCTCTCCAGCCCTCTGCTTGTTGAGAATGTTCATAGCCTTCTGG